CGATTCCGATATTAGTATTTGTTCCTGGGAAGAAAACGCCGTTACCTTGCCTGTTGATGTAGAGCGGTTTACTGTTGAATGATTGTATTTCCGCTTTGGAGTTGTCACCGCCGAGTGCGAGTATCTCTGATGCACCAGTCGTTGCGTTTTTGATGTTGAATTGAAAAGTGTTAGACCCTGCAAGAACTGGAACAGAGCTTGGTGTAATTGTTAGTCCTACTCTTTTAATATCTACTGTGCCTGTTCCTACGATTGTCATGCTTTCCAAATTTGTTAAAGAGTTCGTAGACGTGGTGTAGAATTCAATGTCTGTTCCTGCTCCTGTGCTGTTGAACGCTTGCGTCGTGACAGCTTGTATGTACGCACCCGTATTGCGGGTGAAACTTCCATTATTGCCATCAAATTGTATTCTACCCAGCACTTGATTGTTTGCAGGTGGAGCATCTTGGCTACTAGTATTGCCAAGTTTGTAAAATTGGATTTGTGGGTATGCTGTGTCCATAGTATAACGTGACACTCTTATCATAGCGTCAGCTCCCCAAGAACCAACATTATTTCCACCACTATCTTGAATATTGAGAATTGTAGCTGTCTGTCCTGGCGTTGCTCGAATGTTTATCTGCGGTGTTCCAGTGTTGAGTGCTCTGACATCGAGTGTTGCGGTGGGAGCTGTAGTACCTATACCGAGAGCACCGGATTCGTTAAGAGTCATCTTGTCGGTATCTCCTGTTCTGAATCGTACATAGTTATTTGTGTGAGAACCAATATATGTTCCGAGACCACTCACTGCGAAGAATACTCCGCGAATATTACCGTCTGCAGAGAATACGTTTAGTTTTGTACCGCCCGTCATGTTGATTGAACCATTGGTAACAGAGTCTCCGTTTACGTATAGTTTGCTTGTCGGAGTATCTGTTCCAACACCAACATTTGACCCGCCAGTAATGACTATTGCAGATGAAGGTATCCCTGATGGTGCATTTCCTTGTAGACCGATATAGAGTTTATCTGCGCTTCCTCTACGGGTAATACTGAAATTTGCATTGTTGTTTGACATGAAAGAGAGATAACTGAGTGCGCCGCTGGCGTTTGTCAATAACTGTATGCCTTGTCCTGTTCCTGACATAGTACTTATGAGAGGTAATCCAGACGATGAATTGATTTGTAAACTTAAAGGAGTGAATATTTCTGTAGTGGTGTTCGTCCATCCTGCTGCGCTCGACTGATAGGGCACGCTACTGATGAAGCCGCTAGGGTTGGCACTATAGTTACCCATATTCGCGTTGACTTGTGCGAGTGTAAGATTGCTTGTGCCGCCACTATTCGTGTCGACAGTCATAGCGACGCATTGTGATCCGCTCGTCGTCACATTCTGAGCAACATAGCCAGCACTGCACGTAGTGTTCTGCAAGAACTTCGAGTTCGACTGCGCAGCAGTAAGATATGATGACTTGTCAGCGCTCCAATTACCAATGCTAGATACCGCCCCTGTCTCGTTGTACCTCTGATCGGTCTTGTTCAAGTACAGCGAATCGGTGAACGTCTGGTTGAACGATGCGTTCCCTGCGGGCCACGTCGTTCGACAATCAGCACCGAAACACACCTGCGTCGCGTTCGTGATGTTACGCCCACGCATGTTGATGTTGCCACTAGGAGATAAGTCCGTCAACGCTGAAGCGCTGTAGATCGTCGAGAGCGCGAGAACTAGCGCGATGACGAACAACGACGACACAACAACAATGGTGCGACAACTCATGAGGACTACATCACCCCGTGCGTGAGAATGAGCTTGAAGATTGCGACGATGATGAGGCCCATGAGCGTACCGACAAGACCGTACACGAGCTTCTCCGTGAGCTTCGTAGCGTACTTCTTGTCGTTCGTCTTCGCCTGATCGCTGATCGCCTCATAGAGGCCGTCGATCTTCTTCTCGATCCGTATTGCGTTTTCATCACTCTTTTGCTCGACCCGCGTAACATTCACTGCTAGGTCGTCAAGACGTGCCTCGACGCGCGCCATGCGTTCACCGTAGTCTCTGCGTGCAACCATCTTACGAACTCCCATTCGAGTTGCAGTCGTCACTTTCGTTGTCTCTTTTTCTCAATTCGTTCCGGGACGATCTCCTTCTCGGGAACATCGTCTTTGACGAACGCCACCGGAGCGAACACCTTCGGTTCGTCCTTGACGAACTCGACAGGGCTCACTTTATACATCTGAGCCCAGGCTTCCGCTTTCTCGTCCGGGACGACGTTACCCTTCTTGAAGACGTCGATGTCTTCGCGTGCGATCCAGGCCATCGCTACACCCCGTACACGGCGTAGAAGCGCGGCTTGTTCGCTGTCGCTCCACCGACGGTGAGCGTCATGCTCGTCCCGTCGTACGCGGTCGTCGGCGCTTCCTCAACGATGACGCTGTTCGCGGTCGTGTGGATGAACCCAACGACGGCGAGCGGCTTGAGGATGCCGAACTCGTTGTAGAAGTCGAACGTGACGGTGTCGCCGTTGTCTGCGGTCGCAGGCAACGTGATATAGCCGACCTTGAAGCGCGGCCTGCCGTCGTCCGCAGCGTCAGGGATTGCCTTGCGGGACGCATACGTGTTCTGTCGCACCGTGACGGTGCTCATGTCGATTGCTGCCATCGATGCACCTCACTGGTAGTAGATGACGAACTGTCGCGGGTCGTTGTCCGTACCTGCGGGGACTGTCAGTGTCAATGTTGTGCCTGTCACGCTGCTCGTCGGGTTCTCCGTCACGATGACGCTGTTGTCCGTCGTGTGCTTGAACCCGAGCACGCCCCACACCAGAGAACCGCCGTACACAGCGATGTCGATGGAGAACGTATCGGTGGCGTCTGCGGTGTTGTCACTCGCAAGGACGATGGTCTTGATCTGCGAGATGTCCTCTTGCGTCGTGTAGTTACGCACGCTCGGACCGCGCAGGAATGTTGCTGTCTCGGCTGCCATTTAGTAGCCTCCGATGATGAACGCTCTCTTGAGGTTCGCGGTCGCGCCGCCGACAGTGATGACGAGCGACGTGCCAGAGAATGTCGTTGTAGGAGCCTCGAGCGCGATCGCGTCGACAGTGTGCTTGAAGCCCTTCACGTAGAGGACTTGCGTCATGCCGTACTTCGACACGTCGATCGTGATCGTATCTGCGTTGTCAACGGTGTCGGCCGTCTCCACGAGGAGCTCCTTCACCTGGAATGGGCTATTGGGAATTGGGCTGGCCCCCGTGTCTTGCTCATACACGAAGATGTCAGCCGCCGCGACTGCTGCTATGGTGACACGTCTCCAGGCCGTTTACAGGGGGCCTACACCTTTGAAAGAGGAAGAAAAAGAGAAGACCCTACTTGAGCAGGACCAGGATGTTGTAGACGTGATCCGTCGTACCACCTGCCGCGTCGAGCGTGATGGTGCTCGTCGAGAGCGTGCACGTCACAGAGTCGCCCGTGGTACTGTCCCACGCGACGAGACCTCTGATGGTGCGACCCTCAAGAAGACCGGCGAGATCGATCGTGTCTGCACTGTCAGCCGTTGCGGGCGTGACAATCAGGCACTTCTCGAACTCACCCGCGAAATCGCGGTACTGGGTGCATGCTGTAAGTGCGATTGCTGCCATGAATGTTCCTCCTTAGTGTGTTTTTGACCGGGGAATGAAAGAGAGAAAGAAAAGGACTAACTCGAGCTCAGACTCACGTCGTGAGCGTGTCGAGCATGTGGATGCGGCGAGGCTTCTCGTACACAGCAGCAAGGTAGATGCTGATGAACGCTTCCTCTGCTGCACCGACCTTCGCGAGGCCGATCATCTGCGGCGGGCGGCTCACGACGATGTAGTAGCTCTCATCGTCGATGACGTACAGCGCGTCCGTGTTGCAGTCCGGGTCGACAACCATCGGGATGCCGTCCCACATGAGCTGCACAGCGCCGTTCTTGAGGCCGAATCCGAGGTTCGCCATCGCGGGGTCGCCCATGTAGCGGATGTTGCTCTTCTCGAGCTCGAGGAGCTTGTCGCGCTGGATGGGGTTCACGACGATGCGCAGGCTGCTCCTGCTCGCACCATCGACTTCGACCTTGCGGACTGCACCGCGAGCGAGCGCGGTCGTGAGCGCACCACCGACTGCCTGGTACGTGTCTGCCGCCGAGTCCGGAGCGAGGCGGTTCGCCGTGCTACGGGTCAGACCGTACATCGACGTGTTGCCTGCGCTGTCAGCAACCGCTTCGAGACCGAGGATCGCCGTTCCCGTCGTATCCACTACTTCTGCGAAGAGGTCGCCGTTGATGTCCTTCATCAGGTCGCGCATGCGCTTCTCGACCTCGATCATGAAGAGGTCGCCGATGCTCGCGCGGCTGTGGTGGAGCATGTAGTCCGTCACAGAGACGCCGACGCGGTACTCCTTGATGTCAGTCTGGAGCTTGATCTTCGCGACCGGGCTCTTCGTGACGCTCGGATCATCCGGGTCCACACTCAGGCCGCTCTTCTGGTCTGCCGCGAGGCGCCAGCCGTACTTGTTGCCTCCCTCGAGGTGCGGGACCTTGCGCAGCACGCCGAACAGGTTCGTCTGCTGGTTGAAGGTCTCCACGATCGCGGGGAGGAAGATGTCTGCGAACTCGACAGGCGACTGTGTGTACGTCGTCGTGTTCGAGCTCGTGTCGAGGGTATCTTTGACCTCGAAGTTGCCGACAATGCGCAGCTTCGTGCCGTCGCACTTGACTTGCAAGGTCGTGTTCAGCGGGATACCCGCACCCTTCATCTCCTTGAAGAGAAGGTCGTTGCGCTCCGAGAAGTACTTGCTCGCAGCCTCCTTGAACTCGAACATATCCTTCGAGCCAAGTGCTGCGTTCATCTCCTTCACGGACAGGATTGGTTCTGTCGTCATGCTGCCTGCCTCCTTGTCGTGCAGAAGGACTTTGCGTTCGACCGTCTTTGCGATCTCCGCGTCCACTGCTGTCTGGAACTCCTTGCTCTCGAGGAACTCCTTCACTGCTCGCTCCTTGATCTCAAGGGCGGCATCGGTTGTGACTTCGGTCTCCTTCACGTCCGGCTGAGCTACCGGCTCTGCGGTCGGGACTTCCTCCGCGACAGGACTCTGTTCTTTCTGTTCAGGCTCGACGACAGGTTCCACAGGCGCTTCCTGCGGGACAGTCTGTTCAGGCTCTTGAGCGGGTTCTTGCACGATGATCTCCTCCTTGCTCGCGAGGTCTTCGATTTCCCGGTAGATGATGGCTTGCGGGTTTGCGATCATTCGCGCACGAGCGAAACCGACGCCAGCGAACTCCTCGATTGCGTTCACGAAGCGATACTCCTGGCCGTGGTAGGAAACCTTGCGAGATTGTGATTCGTCAGGGCGGAACTCGATGCTGAGCCCCGCGATGCTGCCATTCTTGATGCGGTCGTGCACTTCATCGGCAGGCATCTGCCCGCGGTAGTGCTCGTTCACGACGAAGTCGACTTTGACGGCGTGGTGGCCGTCCTTGAGCGCGACGATCTCCGCCGTGCCGGGGATGATGAACCCGGCCTCGTCGAGCGTCGGGTCCTTCTGTCGCACCCAGTCGTGGTAGAGACTGATACTGCGGTACGCTCCCTGCGTCCCGCCAGCAGCGTCGCTGTTGATGCGCTCGACCATCTGCTCGAGCGCGGTCTTGCTGAGAATGTCGCCGACGCGATCCGGGTGCGTCGTCGCGATGAGCCCGGTGTAGGTCTTGCCGTCCTCCTTGAGAGTGATGCCTAATGCGAGGGTAGAACTCATCTCTGTGTCGTCGCTCGGCATTGTGGTCCTACGATTGGAAAGCAGACTTCGATGCTGCCTTTCTCGTCGCTACTTCGCGCTTCGTCTGATCGCGGCGCTGCTTATCTGGCTCCTTCATAACAGTATGATTATTTAAACCATTCTGTCTATCGCCAGGCAACCCCTCCTCTGGCATCTCCGGAAGCTCGAGCTCCTCGACGTCCTCGTCGGTGATCTGCAGGAGCTCGTACACCTTCTCCGGCTTGAGTTGGAGTTGGTTCTTCGACAGGATCTCCTGGTACTTCGAGACGGTGTCAGCGTTCATCTGCGCGATCTGCGCCTCGCGGACCTCGTCCTGCTTGTACCGACGATTGAACTTGATGTGCCAGCCCTTCGGGCCGAACAATCGATCGTTGAGCAGGTCCTCGATGCTGTCTTGCAGGTCGCTGATGCGGTTCCAGTACCCGGCCTCGGCGAGGCCGCCGCTGTCGCCCTTGCTGCTCGCGCTACCGATGAGGTACGGGATGCGCGACACCGGGATGCCGTACGCGAACGCGATGTTGCTCGTGATGTAGAGCGCGAGGTCCTTGTACTCGAGGTCCTTCGGGCTGCCCTGCAGGTCCTCGATGGAGAGGTCGCCGGTGAAGACGAGCGACCCGTGACGGTTCTCGATCGACTTGTACTTGCGCAGCGTCTCGATGAGGTACTCGTGGTTCGGGCTGCGCGCGAGCTCCTTCGGCAAGATGAAGACCTTGTCGGGGGCTCCACCGTTGCGCATGAAGCTCGTCATGTTGCCCTTCACGAGCCACAAGAGCATGATCTCCGAGATGAGTGCTTCCGCCGGAGCGAAACCCTGGACCTCGCCGTTGATGTTCATCAGCTTGAAATGGATGATCTCGTCGGGTTTGAAGTGACTCTCCACGCCACCGGGGGCGACCTGCTCATAATCCACGACGTCATAGTTGTTGTGGTGGATACGCACCGTGCTCGACGCTATGTGCTGGAATACTTCCGCACCACCAGGACTCATCGTCGAGATGGCCTTCGCCTCGAGCTCGCGATGCCACGACGCAGGATACCGCTCCTTGAAGTTCGCGAACGCCTTACGGATGGCGTCGTCGCGAGCTTCTTTGTTCGACTCGCCGAGCCACAAGAACCCGTCGCCCGTGAGGAACGCATCATAGAGGAACGCACGAATCTGGTCCTTCCCACGATTCGTACGCCAGAACTTCTCCGCCTTGATGCGGGTGTTGCGGCCGAGCTGCTTGCCGTCCTCCTTGATCCACAACGGACGATCGCTCAGAATATCGGTGATGGGGATGTTGATCGTCGCCAGGAGCTCGGGGCTCTTCTTGAGCCGCGCCCACAACTCACGGTAGCTGATGCCCTGCGCCTGCAACCGGCTCCCGCCGATGCTGATGGGGATCGCGTTGTACGCGGGCCGGTGCTGTTCGCTGTCGCCAGTGTATGCTCGTCTCGTCAAGAACTCAAATACGGGGAGCGAAATAACTACACCTCCTTTCGACGGAACCCGTCGGTATTTACGTATTCTTTAGCACGCTCAAGGAGGTGCGGATTATCTTTGAACAGTCCGAGTCCGCTATTGCAATTGTAGCACAAAATTCCCCTAACAATTCCTGTCGAATGGTTGTGGTCTACTGAGAAATATCGTTTGACCGATTCTCTTATGAGTTTCTTTCCGCACAACTTGCAGCACCCTTGTTGAGAATACAACATGTCATCATATTCTTTCTGAACTATACCGTACGTTTGTAGAAGGTGGCGACTCCTCTCTTGTTTGTGTCTCTTATCGGGGTTTTCTGCACGCCATTTTTTAGTGTGTTCTATGTGTAATGCTTTTTGCTCCTTAGTTAGCGATGAGAACGGTTTCGCTCTATACTTCTTTTTGAACTCAATTGAGTCACAACTTTTGCACGAAGACTTGTATCGTCCAGAGTTCTTCACTCGCTCGTAGAATTGCGACTTATCTTTGCTCTCACCACACCTCATGCAGAGTTTGGTTGTCTCGTCACCTCTGAACAATGAAGGCATAGCGTAATCACTTCTCCTGTTTCCTTCCGCGGATCGTGTCAACGGCGAATGTGAACCAGTACGTCGCGAGACCGGCAGCGATGCCGTAGCTCACGAAGTTCCTGTACTCAATGACGTACCAGATGAGCAATCCGGTGAACAGCGTGTCGATGACGAGGATGAGCAGCGACGACAGCTTCTCGCCTGCTGCGTACTCGTTCTTGAGCAAACTCAGTGTACGAGTCACCCAATGGTAACACGACTTTAAAAAAGTATTGGTGCTTCTCACCAATTTCCTAATCAAGGACATACTGCCCCACTCCCCGCAGGTCATCTATCACTCGCTCGCAGTACTCATCGTATTCGTTCTCTGTCAAGACGACACGACCATCCAGGCGCAAGCGACCGACGTACGCACGCAAGCGATTGAGCTGGAAGAGTGCATCGAGCGCCTCGGAGTTCGCGACGTGCTCCTGGTGGCGAATCTCCGTCTTGACCTCGTCCTCATTCATCGTGAGATCGTCACGAATCTGCTCGCGAATCACTCCAGCGGCGAGTTGTGCCTTGAGCCTACGTGCGCGATCCATGCACTGTGCGACATTGAGTACCCGCTTCTCGCACGTCATCTTCACTTGCTTGAGTTGCGTGACGAGTGGGTCGGTGGCCAGCGCGATAGCATACGACATCGTGCCGGGTTTGATACTGTCGAACTCGCGCTGCACCTGGATGCGATCGAGCTCTTCCTTCGTGATGTCCTTACCTACTTCGAGTTTTGTCTTCTTCATGTTGCGCTCCCTCCAGCTCTTCTTTCTTGAAACGGAAGAGGCAGACGTCGATCGTCCGCGCTCCGTACGTGGTCGTGCCCTCGAGCACGCTCTTGAGATTGAAATCCCTACACACCGCAGGCTGTCGGTTCGTGCCGTGCGCGATGCACTTGCGATCCTTGAGGTACTTGCACCGCTCGAGGATGTAGATGCGACCGTCCCTACGCACCGCCTTTCGCGTCGGTATGTGCATGTAAGGCCAGCGATACGTGCACCCGTGCAGCTCGTAGTACTTGAGCATCGACGGCGTACTGCCACCCTTCATCACGAACGTCTTCTGCGTGAGGTCCTGCCCGATGTCGACGACACTGAACTGCGAACAGCACGCAGCGTCGCAGCGGTGCAACCATTGCAGGCACGACGTCTTATCCTTCGCGTCAGCCCGCCACTCCGCGAGCTCTTCGTCCGGCACTGTCGCAAGCAAGGGCAAGCTCATAGGTTAAACCACTCGTTCGCGATCATCTGCTCGCGAATCTCCCACCGGTGACGTTGTCTATCCCTCAGATGAGAAACCATCATCCACATACACCCATACGAACTCGAATTGCAGTATGCTGCAAGCACAAGTAGTGTGTGTTCGCGTTCTCTGTCGTCAATCATACAATCCCCAAGTACTTATCGATGTCGAAATGACAGTGCGGACACTCGTTATCGTCCTCCGCGATGACCTCACGGCACGACGGACAACGGTGCTTATCATCGTGCTCCACAATGTTAAGCGAAGACGGGAATACGTCAGGGTGCACGAGCAAACCACACATACCTGCCGTAGCGTCAGGAATATCATCAAGGTCCTTCTCATTCAAGTGATGAACCTGCAAGTGACCGCCAGCGCTACGCTTGAAGCGAAGCGTCGCGAACTGGTCATCAGCACGCTTCGACAGAGGAAGAGAGATACCGACGCGCATGTTACCGAACTCATCCTTACGCAAGTTACGCTCGATAAGCATCTTGAGCACCGTGTACATACGACTCTTGTTCTCAAGAGAGAACTTCACAGGAATACACTGCACACCACGACCCTCAACACGACGCATGAAATCATCAATACCGGCTCCGACGCCAGTGTTATCCCACCCGACACGATACACCTTTCCCTGCGGGTACGACGAGACGACTTGCTCGAAATCACTGACGATGTCAGTGTACGACGTACCGAGAGGATACTCCTTGATCTCGTGCACGTAAACACCGCTTGGCGACGTGATGTCACCGATCTCCTCCGCGCAGATACGAACCGTGTGGTCGTGCACCTTCGCGAAGTCAAAGAAGAAACTCAAACCCTTCTCCGGAGCAAGAGGAAGACAGTTCGGCCGCTTGCTAAACATAGCAGCACGCTCATCAGTCGTGAGAAAAGAACCCTCTGCATCAGTGAACACTGCGAGCAACGTCGAATCGATCTCCTCACGAGAGAGCCCATGACTCAACCGCTCGAACTCCTCCTGCGTGTTACCGGGCTTGTCGAGGTAATTGAAGTTGTACTTCGAGAACCGCGGATCATTCCACAGCTCCCAAAAGATACCCATACGACCGTTCGGGTTGCTGAACACAATGATCTGACCCTTCGTCGAGTACGTCCTCGGCTGGATGATCTGCCGATAGAAGTAGTCGCCGTTCTCGTAGAACGCGAGCTCGTCGATCAAGACGAGGTGCGCAGCGTAACCCAGCGCTGCCTCCGTCGCAGGAACACAGATGATCCTCGACGGCGGAAGGATACGCTTCGAGCCATCCTCGAGATCGTCCTCGTGCGTGAACGAAATCTCCGTCTTCGTCTCCGTATCGCCGATCGACGTCTTGTACGAGAGCGTGCTGTTCTGCATCATGCGCTTTATCTGACGCAGCAAGTCCTTCGACTGCGGCAACGTCTTACTCACCATGAGCACCGTATGGCTTGGGTGCGTGAGTGCGTGGTGCAACGCCTTCATACACAACGAGTATGACTTCCCGATCTGGTTGCTTGCAGCGAAGATGATACGATCGTTCGGGTCATTGATGATGATGTCCTGGTAGGAGTACGCCTTGAAACGATTCCCGTTATCATCCTTGAACCACGCATAGAAGTAGATCGTCGGGTCACGAAGCATCCGGTACACGCCGGCTCGCTCCTCATCAGTACCAATCTCGAGGACGTTGCAGCGCACCACCTCATCCCACGCATCGAACTTCGACTGCGTGATCGCATCCATCCAATCCATACGGTGCTCGACCTTAATCGGCCCACTGTACTTAAAGTCCTTCACGAGTACTCCTCCTCGTCCTTCGGCACGACCTCGACATCGACGATCTTCACGTCAGGAGGAATCTCCTGCCCCGCGTGCTTGCGCATCATGCTCGCGACCTGCGCGTGCCCGAGTGTCATATCAGCCGTCACGTTCAAGTTCTTCGTGCCGTACTTGTTCTGGTGCAAGTTCGTCAACACAGCATCATATTTCATCATCAGTTTCACAGTCTCGTCAGACGGCGGCTTACCATCCATCGTCTCAAGAGCGATCTTCTGATCGAGCGCAGCACGAATCTCGACAGCGTTCGCCTTCTGCACCTCAATAGGATTCTCGAGCTTGAGATCAAGAATCTTCGCCCGCTCCGGATCACGCTGCGCAAGAGGACTATTCTTTAAGAGAATAGGAAGCGGCGTGTTGATATCGATAGCGTCGAGCTCCTCCTGGCTCACAACCTTCATCTGCTTCGGCGGCTCATCCGTCATAGTCCACCATGTACTTGATGTCGGTGTAGCTCACGTCCTCGTTGAACGCGAACCACATCCGACGATAGATGTTCTGGCCGTTATGCGCGACCACACTCTTCCCCTGCAAGGAGTAGAGCGTCCTCCCTCTTTCGCCGTCGATATGCTTCGCACTGAAATCATAGCACCAGTCAAGCATCGCGACGTTGAACGGGTAATTGTCCGGAATGTACGCGAGACAACAATGACCGACAGTACCTTCTCCGTTCGGGTTGTCGACGTCACCAAGCCACAACAACATCCTGTTCGCAGGGACGCCGAGCGTGCGCAAGAGTGTGTAGAGGAGGATCGCGCCATCCTCGCAGTCGCCAGTCTTACGGCGCAACGTCTCGGAGGGTTCTTGCCACTTCTCAGCCATCTGCCAAACAGTCATGTCGCCAACGTACGTCAAGAACCGTTCGACCTCTTGCAATGCGATGACAACTAGTTTGTCGAACTTCTTGTCTCCATACTCATACGTCGCACGATGCATCGTGTTACCAACGAGCTGCGCGAGAAGAACGACCTCGGCAGTCTCGATCTTGGCCGGGTTCTTGAGCCAACCCTCTAGGCTCACGATCGTGCGGTACTTGCTGTCAACCATCCAGTGCAACATCTTACTGACAGTGTTCGGCTTGATGTAGCGCTGCGGATCACCGATGCGCGCCATGATGGAGTCAGTGACCTTGAACAAGAACGGCATAGCGTCACTCCTCAGAAGTATCTGATGGCACGATGGTGAGCACGATGTAGCCAGTCCTCGGGCTGGATGCATGCAGGACGGTCCCTTTGACTACTCCTGCATCCCGCGCCACCTCTCGTGGCAAGTAGATGAACGGTATGTGCTTGTCGCCTGGTTTCTTCATTCCTTGTACGGTGATGGTGTTCTTCAATCGCATAAGGATATACGGCATATCCTAAGTATTTAAACCTTACGTTGCTGTCGGCAGAAGATATCGTGCTCGGTAGACAGGACACTCAAGCACAACATAACCCTGCTTGCCATCCACAACCCGCAAATAACAACACTTGTCAGTGAGCGCACAAGACCCAGTAACCCGGACACTACCACTCCTAGGGTTGGTAGCGATAGGCTGGCGCAAGTAACCACAAATCAACGACTCAAGCTGCGTACCACGCACTGCACAGAGCTCATCAAGCTCCTCCACCGTCGGCTGCTGACATCGGCAAGAATTTACGCTGCGCATACACATCCCTCCAAGACACTCGCATCTGCCGCAGGAAGTACTCGTCGTACCACTGCACAAACGGAAGATAGGTATCTTTGGTCGCGGTGTGCTTGAGCACATCAAGGACCTCCAAGTAGCGCTCGTCGAAGAAGAGCCGGTCGTTGCAGTCGTGCTGCCCGAGCACTGTCGCAAGAACTTCAAGGTCCTTCGTCACTCTGCCGATGTCGATCGCCATGCTGCGCCTCACTCAGAGGTTGAGCCTCCGCTGCAGAGCTGTAGCTCTGCGGTACGCGGTGATCGCGGTGTGCTCATCGATCGCAAGATTCAGGTCGAGGTACGGCTGCATGACCTTCTTGTCAGGGTAGAGACGCACAGATTGTCCCCCGGGCTCGCCCTTGATGTACCCCTTCCCTCCCGCCCACAAATCATCCAGCTTGTAGCAACCCGTCCGCAGGTAGCAGACAGGCTTCTGATCATCCTGCTTGTCACAATACGTCTGCATGGCCTCTGCAGTGTGGTGGTGCGCCGCAGTCACGATGTCGGCGTTCCGGTGCTGGAGCCGTCGCATCCGCTGCGTCCCGTTGTTCTTGTTCAGGTTGCTGTTGAACGGCCCGAGTTGGTGGTATATTGCAAGGTAGTACTCGATCTGTCCTGTCTTGAGGAGGAGCTTGCTGCCGTTCTCCATGATCGGGAACTTCCTGCCTTCGACGTCGTAGATCAGCTTGTGGATGTCCTGCCCTGTTGCGGCATACGTCCACCCTTCGTGGCATGGTGTTTCGAGGACGGCGAGGAGCTTGCCCTGCTCGTTGAGGTCACACGTTATCTTACGCATGAGGGTGACTTGTTCTTCCGGCGGTATCGCGTTCTGGAGCATCCCATCGGGGAATTTCTTCGGGATCGCGTTATCGATCATATTCCCGCCGAAAATCGTGTAGACGCCTGGCGTTGTTGTGATTCTGTGCAGGTCCTTGAAGAAGCGGTCGTGATCCGTGTCGCCAGAACCGAGGTGCGCATCGCCCAAGAAGACTACCAGGACAGGGTCTTCTGTGTGCAGGTTGATGTGCGCCGCGTACTGACTCAGCTTCGCAGCATCTCTCGTCCGTCGCCTTGCCCGTATCGCCTGCAAGGTAGACTCGAGATTGGTCGTTGCCACCTTCGTATCGAGGTATTCTGGCGAGAAGTGCGCGACGGGAGTGGACGCTACTTCGTCGTCGGCGGCGGGCTGTTGTTCGCTCGTCACACTTCTGCTTAACAGCAAACCAGGTATATATATCCTTCGGTATCATACTACACACTCATAACCACACAATGTATTTTCACAACCACGTGAAAAAGCACAAGTATATACCGAAAACTCTAAAATTATCCAGAAAATATCCCGCAAGTACGATACACAACAAGTATATACCAGAATCTTGAAAAACTCCTAGAAAATATCTGAACGGTACTCACCCCCTCCGACCCCTTTCAAAGTCACCCCTCCCCCGTTTGGTGTTTGGTGCTGTTCGTGATCTGGTCTTGTTGTGTGTTCCTTTCTTGTTTGCGTGGTTGCTGCTCGGCGGGTGTGTGGTTTGTGGTTTCTGTTGTTTGTGCTCGTGTGCTGCGCTGTGTGGTGGTGTGTTGGTCTGTCTGCTCGGAAGTGTATAGGCTATTGATGGGTTGGTCCTTCGTTTATAAAGTGATGAATATAGGGAGCGTGAACTCCTGTTCGCCAAACGTCTGGCTGAGCAAGGCGTATCTTCGCATCATCCACTTCGGGATCGCCTCAGGAGATTCCATAACCAGATAGATTACCTAACTCATTTATATATCTTTCTGCTTGACGCCGATAGCGTCGAGATGCAGCACCCAAACTTGATTCCCTTCTTCCCGATGCTTAGCATTCGCATACCGTCGCGCCGCAATATCGAGATCTTGCTCCGACGGGTATTTTTTGGCATTTCGTCGCTTGAACTCCTCAGCACTCTCGAAGAGCTGCATCCGAAGTAGCTGCATATTATCGAACGCAGCTTCGAGGTCCTCACCGACTTCCACTTTGCGCACCCCGTCGAGCCTTGATGCGATCATGCACGGCCTTCGGAATCAGAATCACGAGCTCCTCGCCGATGTAGTCAGCAGGCACCCTGATTTTGCCATACTTGCCAATCACCTCAACACCGACCTTCTCGCGAAGCGCCTTGTGATAGTCTTCCGAGTAATTCAGCGTCAGATTTTCTGCACCAGCCGGAATCATTAGCTATAATTAGCTAATATTAGCTATTTATTTCTTCCGGTACTGAACAAGGTTTGCCAACGACGATGTCCTGCCGAGAAGGAATTTACACGGGATCAGGTAGTTTTTACACAAGAAGGAGTTCTTACACAAAGCCATGAATATAGCAACATTTATATATAAGTACATCCTAATAAGGAGTAGGTGATAAACATGAGTACCACATGGACCCACAACTTCAACCCCGCAGGATACCTCGCAGACGAGATACGAGAGAACCTCAAGCGCTGCACATGCGAACAGTGCGCAGCAAAAAGAAACCTAGAGCGCATTGCAAGACAAAACAGCGGCCTCACAGGGGCGAGAGCATGAGCCACTACGAAGACAAGTGCGCAGACAGAGAATGCGAGACGTGCTGGCCAAGAAACGAAGAAGAACACAACCAGGCGCCAGCGATCGAGCGCAAGGTACGAACGAGCAAATGACTGGCCAAATCAAGCACCAAAAACAGCGAAAAAAGACCGGTTCACCACTCTCCAGGGGCCGGTTCCTTGTTTCCCGATACATACGAAAAAGAGGAAAAAAAACTAGTCCTATAAAATTTGTATTACTCTATAGCTATTATATCAAATTATATATATATACTTTATGTTTATGTATTGTAGAGGGACAGGTTGTCACTATCTCCTTATTACGTTGTATTATGCCGATTCCGCAAAACCTATATGCTCCACAACACGCGTAGAATATCCATTTCAAAGCATTTATATACTAGTATATCCATTCACACCGTTAAACACACGAATTCAAGAGGTACAACCCATGACACAAACCACAACAACCCTGCAAGAACCAGAGCACCATGCACCGACAGCCGAACACCCGGAGCACATAGGAACAGTCAAAGATACAGCGGTGCACATCTACACAAAGCAATCATTCACGAACCCATCGCGCTCCTACTGGGTCGTGCAAGTGCACAGCCCGCGCATGAAAGACGCTAGGCGAGAAGCATATAACAGAGAAGACGACGCTCGACACGTCGCAGTGAGCAAGCTCGAGAGCCTACAGGCGCACGAAGACAGAAAAGCCAACTGGAAGGCAGAAGCACAGCGCAAAGCGCAAGAGTTCCGCCAGAACCTCAAAGTCGGCGACATCTTGACCGCATCGTGGGGCTACGAACAAACCAATATCGAGTTCTACGAAGTCCTGCGCATCAAAGGCGGCATGGTGACGGTGCGCGAGCTCATGCACGCGAGCAGAGAGACGGGCTTCATGTCCGGCGAATGCGTGCCGATCCCTGGGCGCTACCTCGAACGCGAGCCAGAGCTAACGCGCCGCATCGGGCCCGGATATGTCAAGATCAACGACTGCATCACCGCGCACGCATGGGACGGCCAGGCGGAGCACTGGAGCAGCTACGCATAAGGAGGCGACAACATGAAACTACCACCCGCGAAAACGTACACAGAACTACGCGAATACATAAGAAACATCGGTTGGAGAGCGATGAACACGTTCGACACCATCACCGCCATGACACAACAAGAAGAGGGCTGCAGCAAACGACAGGCAGAAGCCGCCATCCTGTCGTGGTGGAACATGAGCGACAAGTACGATATCCGTATGAACTGCCTCGGCAGCGTGCTCCTCAGCGAGTTCAAGAAGTCATTACGCAAGCACGGCCGCGAAGGGTGGTGATAATGGGATTCTCACACTATTGGGAATACCACACCATACCGAGGTCGACGCTGCGCGACATCGCGCAGGACTTCGCGCTCCTGGTCCCGGTGCTCCGGGACGCAGGGGTCCCGCTCGCCGGGCCGGACGGCACGGGCTCGCCAGAGGTCAAAGATACCATCCTTGCCTTCAACGGCTGCGAGCAATGCGGCCACGTCAAGACGGAAGGGCTCGGCATCGCGTGGCCTGCAGACGACGCGGGCGACGTGCACACGTTCGAGGACAACAGAGGCACGGGGACGCAGGAGACAGCCGACAGCGTACGATCCGGCGCCTGGTTCGCGGGTGCGCTCCTCAGCGCGAGGACGTGCGGCGGGGATTGCTCGCATGAGTCCTTTATCCTGCAGGCAGACGAACCGCCGAAGACGTGCCCGTATCCTGGACCGTACGGCCACCTACTGATGAAGCCAGAGGACGCGCTACGCTTCGATTGCACGAAGACCGCATTTAAGCCGTACGACCTCGCCGTACAGTGCGCGTTAATCATCGCACGCCACCACATGCGCAAGGACGCGCAGGTCTTCAAGGTCAAGAGCGACGGCACGCGCCGACAGTGGGGCGAGGCCGTCCTACTGTGCGCGACAGAGCTCGGCATAACGGATTTCGATCTCGACACTGAACCAGAACAAAAACAGCAGGTGAACGCATGAACCAACCACAGAAGACTATAATGCAACACAACATCGAGACAGGGCTAAATCTGAACTGTGCCTGGTCCATTGTCGCGGGCGAAGCGAGCGACGGAGCGATTCAGCAACCCGAATGGTACGCTTCCCGCTTCCGCGAGGTGCTCGCCATGGTAGAACGCGAGAACGAACGCGCACGAACAGAATCATGGGATAGATTCAACAAATACAATCAATACGAGTGATGAGACCATGAACGATAGCACAGTCCGAGACATCATACGCGCCAGACTACAACGGGAGGATACCTATGCCGAAGTACTTTGTGTTCATAGAGACGGAGAAACTCAACGAGGAGCAGTTGCGGACGTTCAACTGGGCGATATCGAACCTCGCACTGCTGACGGACAAGAACAGGAAACCACTCCTTAGACGTGTGGAACTAGCCGAAAGCGTCGACCTGCGGTTCCTAGAGAACCACATAACGGAGCGTGTCCGGTGACGCTCGGGACCTGCAGGCGGTGCGGCGCAGACTTCGAGGGGCTCATCCTCAAGGATGGCGACGATCTGTGCGCTGAGTGTCAATGGCTCGAGAAGCTCGAGAAGTACGAAGAGGGCCAACGATGAAACACAACCTCTCACACACCTGTAGGTCTTGCGGTCTTCCCATCAGTCAACGCGACGCGATCCGGTGCGGTGGACAGTGCGTACAGTGCTACATGGAGGATGCGAGAAAATGACACCCGACCTTGTCCCGATCGACGCGGAGCTCTTGCGCAAGATGCGCAGCGAAGGACGCGGGAGAGAAGCAGACGCACTCCTGCGAGCGTACCACCAGGGCTGCGCCCGACAGCGAGCGCAGGATAAGCGCGAGGCGCGGACGCTTCAAAAGCGCAAGCTCAGAGCGTACGGTATCTGCCCGAGTTGTACAATCCGCGAGACGCGACCAGGCCGCAGACTGTGCGAGGTCTGCGGGAAGGTACGCAAGCAAAGCGGTGACGCATGACGGAGCCACGCGACGAGGTAGGGTTCGATCCCCTCACGCGATCCTTTTATTGCTTGATCTGCAAGCGCCAACGCGACACGATCGACGAAGTAAAACAATGCTGTGACCAACTCAAGACCCCAATACCAAACAAGGTGATACCATGAAGGACAAGACCACGCAGGCCATCCTGGCAAAGATACGCCAGCTCAAGGCGGACGCGGACTGGTACGCCAACCGCGCATCAGAGCTACGGCAGCGAGCCGTAGCACATGAAGCGAAGGCGAACATGATACGAGACGAGATACGCAATCTCAGCGATCAACCCGCGGACCTCGCTGCCGCAGCCGAGGCGCAGCGCGAGCACGACGAAGAGCAACAGCGAGAACGCGCAGAAGCCATGCGGAGCGTGGACGAATGAGCACATTTGAAGATAATTTTCCATCATTGCTCGGACTTCCGTGCATAACATGTTCAGAACGTGAGTTAATCCACCGAGGACTCGTTGTTCAACATCTAGAACAATACGGAGATAGAATAGAGCTAGCGATACCTGCGTCAACCATAAACACTCATTGTGTTGATAAGCAGAGAGTACGGGATGCGTTGCGATTCTGGTTCAGCGAAGATCGACATACCGTACACAGTACACAACAACGAATAGCAGAAATAAAAAAGGAGCTGGGATTATGAGCGCTCCAAAACAGTTCTGGAATTGGGCCTATAACACGTACGGCGACGACACAGACAAGCTCGACATCATGGCGCACTACGACCCGAGCATCACGGAAGAGGAGAACCGGACGGAGATGCTTGAGCGCTTCCCGCCGACCGGATCATGGCGACAGCAACTATCACACCCAGAAAAGGCGGAGATCGTCGCGCTCGAGCGCAGCAGAGCGTCAAGCCTCACGAGTGACGCGCCATTCAACCTCATGCTGCAAGGCGTGAAGGTCGTAGTAGTCCTCGGAGCGACAGGCAGCGGAAAGACTGCACTCATGCACCGTACCGCCGACTCGCTGCACGAGACGACGAGCCGCAAGGTGTACGTGTACCGTCACCCAACACCGCAGATTCTCCCGAAGCACTACGCGCAACTCTATCGTTTCGGTGACGTCGAGCACCTACGCGACTGTATACTGTGGCTGGACGAACCACAACTGAGCCTGCCGAAGTACGACAAGCACCAGAACGACACGATGCTGCGCCTCTTCTCTTTGTGCAGGCAACGTAACATCACTGTTATCATCGGGACGAGTGATACGCGGTACGTGACGCGCGGCATGGAGGCGTACGTGGACGAGTGGATGCTCAAGGACCTCGAGCCGTCGATGGTCAAGAACGGCAGTATGGCGAAGAAGATCATCAAGGACAGCGTGCTCCTCGACATCGACGGCTATAGCTGCGCGGTTGACGAGTTCGTGCGCTACAACCGATCGTCTCCGCAGCACAACGGCCGCCACTGCTTCGCGCTTCCATCGTACTGGACCAACGCGCATTCAACGCCATACGGCGCATAAAACAGCACCAAGAATTGCCAAAAAAATACAATTCAGATAATAAGTATTATACGAACAGGTGATAAAATGACAAGAATAAACGAAATTTACTTGTGGGAATGTAGCACGTGTGGCAGAACAGAATTCGTCGCTTTCGCTACCCACTATTGGCAAGGTGCTAAATGCCAAGGAGTAGTACTACAAAGGAAATTCATCGCAGAAAAGTTCGCATAAGATAAATTATGCGAACACAACGAACAAAACTCCCAAAAAAACAGCCAACGAAACAACACAAAAAGGTGCTAACGTGACAACCTTTGAAGAACAATTCCCCCCCCTTAAACCATTCGTTCATACAACAACTATTGAACCAAATACTATATACTTTATTCCTATATCAGCAGTAGAAACGCATTGTGTAGATAAACAACGCGTGATAAATACACACGAACAATTCAATAGTGTTTGTCTTCTCTGTGGTTTGTTGATTAAAAAAGCTCCCTATTGCTGGGAGAAACATCTCGAAGAAAAACACAAAGAACGTTACGAAGACGATCTGCGCTTTGGAACTATAGAGACAAACTTCTTGTTCATCAATAGAGAGGATGAAACTAAGGAGCTGGGACTATGACAACGTTCGAAGAACAATTCCCGAGTTTGGTTGGTAGGCGTATCCACATAGATGTGTGTGGGGATGAGTTGTATGTACCGAACGGAGACTACTTATCCTACACATCCATTGAGGAGTGCTGTCTCGACAAGCAGCGCGTTCGTGAGGCAGTCGGAGAGCTGACACGTCTGAGAGGGATAACTGTTGAGTGTCAGATTCACAATTCCATCACCACCGACAGAGAACGCATCTTGAAGGAGTTGGGATTATGACCTACATGACGTACGACTACGGCTTCAACCGCCAGGAGATCAAGGCGAAGATGCGCGAGAGAGAAGCTATCCGACAAAACATCTGGCGGCTCAACAAGAAAGCCGATTTGCTCAGCGGGAAACTCGCGGCGATCGACGCGGAGCTCGCGCAGCACCGAGTCGACGTGCGCGTCTGACGATACTCTCTTTTTCTCTTCGATTCTCCAGCTCTTGCGACATCAAGCTGTCATCCGTTCGATCAACGTCGCGCACGAGTAAGTCCGGCGTCGGAGGACGATCGCGAGCGTCCAGGCGCGACCACGTCGCACCGCCAGCGAAGATACCGATGACGCCGCCAGCGAAGAGCGTGACAGCAGCGATAAACGACAACTCACCGATACTGAACGACCCGTACGCGAGCCACGCCGCCGTGGTGCACAGCACGCCGACCACACAAGTATAGATGACGCTTCGACGGAAGGAGACAGCGCTCTCGATCGCCAGCCAGTCTTCGTACTTTGGGTCGCTCGGGAGGGGCGGCCAGATCGTGCCTTGCGGATCATCGACGTGCGTCATGAAGAGGGTGGCGCAAGAGAAAACGCGCTGCGCCATCGCAGTTGGGTGCATTGGACCCCGATCTTGGTACTAACACCAACCACGCAAGGTATATATACCTTGCGTGAGCGAAATGACCTTGTGTCATACAACGACGTCCTACAACGCGCAGACTGGCTCTCAAGCACACAAATGTACAAACGCCTGCCTGCACTCGTGCACCTCATCAACGACAGAAACGCTTGGTCAAGCGGGGTACTCTACGACGCCGCGGTCGATCAAGGATATCGGATGTCATACAGCACCTTCCAACGCGACATCGACCTCTGTGAGTCGATGAACTTCGTGAGCGCAGATCAAGGAGCGTGGGGCGCCGGACGCAGCACGCTCATCGCGATCAATAAGGGCGCGATCGAGCTTTTGACAACAGCGAAAATACCTTGCCTACCATCAAGACCGCTCAAGAAAACTCAGCCACGCAAGATTTAAATACCAGGTATATCCAAAAAGGAGACAGCGACGCAACACAACGTCGCGGAGACCGTGACCGAATGACCGAAAACACTGTGATTCTGAACCGCACCGAAAATCCAGATTCTCTGGAGCTATCAACACCTGCTCGCGGGGGAGCTATAAAAATATACGGAGACTTCTCGAATAAAGAAGAGTTCCAAAAGAAAATAGAAAACGCGATTGAACTCCGCAAGTATGCAGGGACACTCATCGAGGTAGCATGATGACGGACCTCGCCGAAGCCAACATCAGACGACCGAATCAGTAGGGGGTGGTATCAATGTCGCTGCGCCAAAGCAAAAAACAAGCAACTCGAGTGGTACGCAAAACCGACGAGATGTCTGTGGTATCAAAAAACTCACTCGCCTGCATCGGGAGAGCTCGGCCGCAGAGAATCTCGACAGTGAAGCACGATAAGGCCCACGCCGAGGCGCAGCGACCCTCTCTCCTCAGACGCGCGTGGTGCTTCATCACCACAGGCCACAACCCGCAAGAGTGGACGCACACGAAGATCAGCAGATGCAAGCGCTGCGGTCTCGAGGGGGGACGTGGATTCGGATGACTGTTAAGCGCAATGACTACACCATCGAACGATGCCTGAACCAAGTGTTCCGGCCAAAACATCACTTCCCGTTTTTGAACCATGCAGGAAAAGGAAACTGCACGATTTGCAGTTACGACCCAGACAACAATCGCAGATGCACCAGTTACTCACCGATCTCCGTGAGACTGTCGAGCTGCGCATCAGAAGACCAAAAGACAGAGGGTGGCGGATGGAAGAGCGACTATACAAGATAAGCGTCAAGACGATCACGGACAAGATATACACGTACACCGTACGCGAGTACCGGACGACAGACGACGGCATCTTCATCGAGTTCTACGACGACCACAGCGACGTCACCAGACGCTACCCAGTCAAGAACTGCCAGATCATAGTGACGGGTGGGGCCGATGAGTGACGACGTGAACCCGCGAGAGCAGATATTCACGCTCTGCAAGGACCGACTCTACACGCTACCGATATGGACGACAATAGAACCGAACCTGGCGATATACTGCTCGAACATATCCAACACAGGAAAAGACAAAGACAAAGAATCGATCATCGTAGCACTCCTCAACATAAAAAAACTCCTCAACGCGAACAACGTAGCGCAAGAGTACGTGCGATTCATCGACGAAGAGATAGAACTGACACAGCAAAGCAGACAGATGAGCACATACTGTGAGAAGGACGATTATATCGACGACGCGACGATCAAGCGTCACATTCACATCAGCATGACGAACGAAGGAATCATCGGCATCCCCGGGAAGTGGACGTACGAGCAGTGCCGCAAGCTCACGAACGGAGTCTACAGGAACACCGGACTCGTCAAGTTCTTCATCAGCAAAGAGCAGACGATCAAAGGACGCATCGTCGCGGAGTTCTTCTCGACAATGCAAGAAATACCTGTATGCGCAGTCCTGCGGCCAAAGAAAGAGGACCAAGCACACATCAACGTCATCTCACTCTTCGGAGAGACAATCGACGCGAAGAAATTCCACAAGCTACGAGAGATCACTGCTTCAATGTACGTCTACCGCTTCCTGCGCAGCAACGGCGCAGAGTACGTGCTCCTATCAACGTCGAAACTCGACATCGGAGAGTACGAGATCGACGGGACAGTCACAACGAAGAACGACAACAAGAGTCTCACGGACAGCGCGAAGATGCTCACGAAGATGCCGTTCCTCTTCTGCAACGAAGCGCGGTCGATCATCACGAAGTTCCACACAGTGCAAGAGTACGCCGAACACGTTAAGCTCCTAAATCTCTCGAAGGACAACCTTTTCAACTTCCCGTTCACGTTCACCACCGTATCAGATGGTGTCGAGCGGCAGCACGTCCAGCGCCACCCGTCATGGTTCAAGTGGCTCATGTGGTCGTGGCTCACGCACAAAGAGAAGGGCGACAGCAGCAAGTACCCGTTGCACATCGTCATCGTGGCGCCAGCGAACAGCGGCAAGACGCTCCTATCGAACGGCCTGCACCACCGCACGCTCGAGCACCAACCCGTCTTCACCGGCTCCGGCAGCACCGTCAAGGAGATCGTGCCGTCCTTCCACGCGACGCCACCGAAGGCAGGATACTTCGCGCTCTCGCATCGCTTTGCGTTCTTCGACGAGTTTTTCCGCTGTGTGCAGAACGTGTCGGACGACGACCGACGATCAGAAGCGCTCGCACGCATGAATGACCTGCTCGAGCACCAGAAGAGAACGTACGGCAGCGGCAAAGGGAACATCACTGTGCAGGGCACTGCGAGGGCGCTGATGACGAACAACCCCCCGCGTGGAGTGCGCAGCATGGAGGACTTGCTATCGACGTTCGACCAGAGCTTCCTGTCGCGCAGCCTCATCTACTTCCAAGACGACAAAAACGAGCACTTCCGCATGGTGCGCGAATCATCCATCACTGACTGCGAGACGTACGAGGACTGCATAACGTCGGAAGAGTTCGTCGGTCTCCTCGACTTCTTCCACAGCTTCCACGCGAAGTACGACTTGCAGCGCGTGCACGAGATTTACAAGCGCTCGATCCCTCTGCTCACGTCGACGCAGCTCGGCCACTACGAAGCGCGACACCGCCACCACATCGAGTGCCTCATCGACGGACTCATCAAGACGCGAGCGATCATGTCGTGCAGCGCAGACTTCACTGCTGCCGAGGAAGACTACGATCGCCTCGAGACGGTGTGGGTGCATATCATCAAGAGCTGGGTGCGCAGCGAGCAAGTCAAGAGCGTCCCGCTCCGCTTCCGGATCAAGTACTTACCAGAGATGTGTCAGTGGGTCTACAAACTCATCAAGGACAACACGACAGATGACCACCCGACGATAGATAGATCGACGCTCACGGAGCTCGCGCTCAAGGGGCTCGACCGCTCGAGCTTCTATGCGTCATTCACCATCCTGCGAGAGAACAAACTCGTCGACGACACGGACGGAATACGATTGTACTTCCGAGTCGTAGGGTACACGCACGAGGAAGAAGTGCGAAAACTGCCGTCGATCGTGATGGAGGAGTGATTGCTGTGCAAATACACATCCGTTGGCAGAACATAATCGTCACCGCTACGTTTGTTGCAGTCATAATTATTGCGTGGAGACTTGCGCACTGTTCGTTGGGGGTGGGATTTTGAATCAAACATCGAAGCTATTATCTGATACTGAACGAGAGCAACGCAGGAAGGTCTTTGAACGCTTCGTATGTCCCAAGTGCGGACAGCGCGTTGAGGTGTGGAGCTGGAAGAATGACTATTCGGAAATGGGTGGTATCTGTCGGCGATGCTTGAGCAACGTGGATTTGAAAGTCACACCAATGCAGCAAGACGAAATTAAGGAGTTAGCGAGGGAGGGAATATGAAGTGCTACTTCTGTTCTGAAAAGGCAGTATATCATTACAGCCCTTTACGGAGCACCAAGTATCTACATCTATGCGACTTCCATGTCGAAAGTATAAAAAAAAGAGGTGCTCAATGAATAACAAGTGGATTTTACTTTTCGGAATCGTTGGTCTGCTATTGACTGGTTGTACAAGAACCGCTATAATTGTTGCTCAAGCACCTGCCGCATCAGCATTAGAACAGGCACCTGATAATGTGACAATAGATGATTGTGGTGTATTCGCAACGAACCTGTGTGATAATGGCGGGTGCGCGATGTGTAAAGGAAAATTGGTCCATGCTCGTTCCCTGCTCTATGTCCTTGAGCAATGCAACAAGACCTATGATGAGGCGTGTCAATGAAGCCAATGAACGTCTGGAAAATCATCGCTGTGGTGGCAGTTCTGTTCGGAGTAGGCGTCTGCGTTGGTGCATGGGGGCAGCACATCTACCAAGAGCAGCACAATCGCGTATGCTACAAAGAGAACCTTGCAGGGTTATTGTGGGTTGATTGCGCAGCGTTCAAGTATGGTGCAAATACTACCATCATCACACAGGAGACGGCAAACTACTGCGCGAAGCACATAGAGCGATTCATGGAAGACTACGAGAACGTGAGCCTAACGATCAAGGTGACGACATGACAACCAAGGCAAAGTTCAGCGTTCACGGAGGCGACGATTTCGAACCCACTATCTCAATCGACTTGGAGGACTGGCTCAATGACAAATGAGAAAAACATCTTATGTCCGAAGTGCACCCGACCAATGAGAAAGAAGGCTTGGCACAGTCACGATATACTGTACTGTGACCCTTGCGACTACAAATGTGGTGTTCCTGATGACTACTAAATCCAAGTCATTAATCGACTGCTGGAACTGCAAGCACCAGTACTCACTAACAAGATTTGACACTTGCCCTTTCTGTGGCAACCTACCAACAATACAAAAGAGGATGAACCATGCCAAGTAGCAAGTGCTTATTCACATTTGGAACAGCACCATCCGTACCCTGTCAACTTGAAGCAGGGCACGTTTGCAAACATCATTATGAATGGTCATCCGGTGTTACCGTCGATTGGCCTACACAGGAAATGCTTGAGGAGGCGATGCGCAATGCTAGAAAGTAAGAAGTCATTGTCCTTTAAGCCAATACGTGCGTTTGCAGCATTCTCTCTGTTGGGGGTGCTTTGCGGCATGGCACAGCCTTGGAATCACTGGTGGTTGCCTTACACAACAGCAATTTGTATGCTTTCGTTCATCATATCCTGCGGGGTGTCAGAATGAAGCCATTATTCAAAGCGAACATGGAACTGGAGAATGCTGGAGGAGATCAAATCATCATCAAAGGTAAGAAGCTAAGTTGCCGATGGATCGATAGCTATCTCCTCGTCTGGAGTCAAGAGGACCATCCATACGACAAGTAAAAGAATCGGAGTGTGAATCTATGAGAACAAGTTTTTGGTTACGAGTAAACGACAGAGGAAAGGTGGCGATCAGCAAAGGACCGCCGAAGAAGGATTTGAGCCGCGAGATCGCATTTAAACTGAATCTCCAAATCCCTGACGGCCTCTTTAAGAAACCGCATCTTGAGGCGACAATGGCGATTCCTGAAACGGCGGTCCAGAAGGACGTCCTGAACGCTCAGGTAACGGAAAGCATCGCTCAGGCCATCAAGAGCAGTACAGGCTTGGAGATGGTGGTCAAGATCGTGGAACCCGATCTTAAGGATCGCATCTTGGATGAGATGGTCAAACCTTGAGCCTAAAATGTGGACTCGAACTGCTCCTTTCTTTTTGAACGTACATAACGACCCCTCAAACCACAGGGGTGTGATATTCGAGATGACCACATGCAACTGATCGCTACACGATACGACGACGAGAAGACATGGGACTACCTCATCGGAGACTACCACCACACACGCAGCTTAAGCGTCGACAGACTACAACATATCAGAACACTCCTCGCGCTCAACCACAACGAGCTCAAGCTCTGCCTCAAAGGAATCGGCACAGACGAGTGGACGAAGTGGCACGACTTTTATGGCTTCCCGCACGACCTGGCGCTTGCGTACGACATCCAGCGAGGCATCATCGAAAACGAAGTCGTGATCGAGAGCGACTATCCAACGTACGAAGAGAACTCCAATGCTGCACGCATCATCGGCGCGATCATCGAAGGCAAAGGATTCATACCGCACTACTACTACAGCGGCAGCAAGAGCATCCACATCCACATCTACTTCGACTGGACGTGCATGCGGAACATCGACGAGTACGTCGCGCATCAACTCCTCGCGTCACACAGCAGCGCGAACGTCTTCAAGAAGAAGTTCATGGAGTGGCTGCGGACGCTCATGGTCGGCTGCTGGGGCATCAAGGCGCGGCAGTTCGACGAGCAACTCATCAAGGCGAGCCACCTGATCCGGTGCGAGGGGAGCAAGAACAAACGAGGGTTCAAGACGTTCATCGGGTACACGTACCGTGACCTGCCGCCGTTCCCCATCATCTGCTCGCCGCAGACTGGGATTGTCGCGGAGATAGGCGAGCTGCAGCTCTCGCGACCGCCGTGCGTGCAGGAGACGATCGAGGAGTACCTGCACAGCCTTGACAAGAAGGCGGCGAAACTCAAGGAGAAGCGCAAGGAGCGAGCGCTCGACTTCTTCATGTACGGCCCCGAGGATGGTGGTGCGGTGAAGGGGTGCTGTCAGTTCATGCTCAGCGACGAGTTCAAGACCGCAGGGGATGGCTTCCAGCGGGCGATGTTCCTCTTGAGCAACGAGCTCAAGCGTAAGACGCCCGACCAGGCTCCTGCGGTCTTGCTGGATTGGAACGCTCGGATGGGGGAGAAGGTGTCGGAGCTCGACATCATGTACCGTTTGGCGCGGAGCGGCACGTACGACGTCTCGCACGAGACGATCCACACGTTCCTGCGTCAGCTCGGATTTAAAGATATTGATGGCCTGTGCGAGAAGAAGCAGGCGGAGATGAGGACGAATGGCAAGACAAAATGAGAACTTATCGTGTGCGCACTGCGGACAGACTCCATGTGAGGGAGTATCGAAGCACCGAGTCTGCATCTCGTGCGGAAAGAACCTTGGAGAGTTCCCACCAGGAGTAGCTGGAACTCTCGAGGCGTGTCAGAACGGCGTGTGCAACGTCTACAAGGTGTTCGAGTAGCACAGGCCAATCAGCAACGCAAGATATAAATAGTTGCCTCAGAATCAGTATATCCATACCCAAAACGCGACAGAGCGAAGAGGGTGGAGATGCAGCATGGAAAATGAGTTTGTCGTACCGACGAGCAACAAAGTAGCGACGTTCACGAAGCCGAAGATCAGGCCAGGATTCTACGCCGCGCAACTCATCGACATCAAGATCAAGGACAAGGAAGGCAAGTTCTTCGAGAAGGTGAACGTGCAATCACAGACGCGATCGAACTACGCCATCCTTGAGTTCGCCATCTACAAGGCAGTGGAAGACGACTCGAACCCGGAGAGCTACACTGTCGGAGACCCAGTTGTCGTGAAGATCGACCACGGAACGCAAGAAGTGACGCTGTCGCAGTTCATCAACTGGCGGTACATCAAGACGGATGCGAAGGGAAACGTCGAGTACCGCAGCGGTATCTCGCCAGGACGTGACGGGAGCGGCAGCATGGCGGCGAAGACCTTCCAGGCGCTCGGCTGGGCCGGGCCTGATGGCGCAGCTCTCAACATGCAGTCGTTCATCGGCGCGTGGGCCGGAGCGCTCGTGGTCGACTACAAGGACAAGCAGAACGTCGAGTTCAGCGTGATCCAGAACCTCGTACAGTGGAAGGGACCGACCCCACAGAGCGCCACTGGAACCCCGTCAGCTGTTAAGGAGGACGTTATCTCTCCCGCCCCTAGTGCTGCTCCGACTGCGTTCACGCAGCGCGTGGAGGCCCTCAAGAAGCAGCTCGATGAGGGTATCATCACGCAGCGAGGCTACGACATCGCTGTCGCGAGCCTACGCAGCGAGTACGGTGTGAACTGATCGCGGGAATCACCTCTAAAACATCGTGGGGCGTCGTCCCGCGACGGTTCGTGGTTGTACCGCTCATTAACGACGCCCCGCTCCTCTTCTATGAGTAGAACTGGGTAGAAGTAGGTAGAAATAGGTAGAAATAGGTAGAAAAAAAGCCCTGGCCGACGACACAGGAAGTGAGGGGGCGATACGATGGTCAGGTCGGCCAGGGCCATCACGCAGGCAAAAGACGTCCTGCAGTGAGCATCATTTCTTCTTGACAGGCTTCGCCACGCCAGTGACCGCACTCGCCACGCTCGCAGCCTTCATACGCTGCAAGATCATATCGAGCAGGATACCGAAGCCAGCAGCCGCGATCTCCGCGTTCTCAGGGTTGAGCCAATCGATGACGAAGAAGCTACCAACCGTCAAAAAGCCGACACGAACCACCGTCTGCGCGAGCTGCTTCCACTCGAAGCCATCGATCTTGCCGTCCGCGATCGCTCCACCGAGCCAACCGAACACACTACGGGCGATACCCGCGCCGATCGCCGCACCAAACGCTACAAAGTTTATATCCATGTTGCATCTCCTCCTTATGTCGTGTTATAGAGGAGCGATATGCCGCTAACTTGCGACGCCGCCCCCGTCATTGTGATCCGGACCATGAGGTTCGTTCCTGCTGCTGACGTGACTGTCTGCAGCGTCCGCACCTGGACGATCTCCCACGTCACCCCGCTGTTCCCGCTGACCTCGACGATGATCCCTGAGTTGTTCTCCGCATCCATGTTGAGGTACACCTGGTTGACAGGTGTGTCGAGGAGGCGCACCGGGGAAGTCCAGAGCCCGACATCGTGGCCTGGTTCGACCGACAGCACCCCGTTCGATACGACGGCGTTCGCCAGCGACCCGCCGCCCGCATCGTCGAACGTGAAGTGGTACGAGAAGTCCAGGTCGTTCGGGTTCGGCGAGGCGTCCTGCAGGCCATTGCTCGTCTCCATGAGGCGCTTGAGCGCTGACTTGTAGCTGCGAGGCTCCTTGTTGACGACGACTGTCGTGTAGACGATGCTGTCCCCGAACTCGTGCTCGACCTGCCGCACCGGGTAGCGACCCTCAGACAGGCCATCATAGACGGCTGAGATCGTCAAGAACTGCCCCGGCAACGCGGTACAGAGGTGCACGGACTTCACATCCCCCACCTTCGGAGGAGTGATTCCCTCCGTCTTGCGCAGCTCAGCGAGGTCCCTGGCCGCCTCGAACGTCGTGATGCTCTCGTCCTGGATGATGAGCTCCTTGAGACCGTACGCAGCAATGCTCGCGTCGTCCTGCGCAGTATAGAGAACCTGGACGCCGTTCGAGTTCTTCCCGTACACCTTGATCCGGTTCTTGACGAGGGACAGGTCGTCCGCGAACTCCCCAACATTCACGAGGTTGAAGTCATCAACGACAGCATCATCGTCATTTATATTCTCAGACGTGATGAAGAGCGAGACGTCCTTCGCCGCGCTCACGTACCAGTCGTAACCGATGGCGATGCAGAGGTCCTTCGCGCAGTCGATGAAGCTCTTCTGAATCCAATCGAACGTCAGAGCGATACCAACCGTCGCAGGGATACCATTCATCGTGAACCGGCCGCCACCGTACGTCGTGATGAGGTCGCGGAAGATGTCCGCAGAGTCCACGGAGACATACTTCTTCGTCACAGTGCGCTCGATCAGGTGCAGGCCGTGCGACCGGCCGCTGATGACGAGCTCGTGGTTGTTGAAGTTCGGCTTCTCGACGACACCAGAGAACCGCAAGGTCGTCGCGTCCGGAGCGTAGTCGCAGTAGTAGTTCATCACTTCCCCACCGCGGAAGACGCCCGTGAACGCCTCGTCGCCGTTCGGCAACTTCAAGCTGAACCCGCCGATCTCATCCGTGCAAGCATCCGTGATCCGCCCCTCGAGGATGATGCCGGTGACGTCCATCACCGAACCATCGTTGAAGACGATCTCGATCTTCCACTCCGGCGTGTACGCTGGGGGAATCCAGACGGTCGGTTGCAGGCTCGTGAGGTTGACGACCGCCATCTTATCTTCCCTCGTCGCAGCGCGATCCGACCGCGCACGCCCGCAGGCTAACGTTCGGACGCCACGCTCTCCACGTCGTGAAGTTGCAAGCGTAGTCCGCCCACACCCAGATACCGCTGCTGTTGCGCAACGATAGGTTCGTGATGAAGGACGTCCACGTTCCGTTCGTCGGCACAGCAGTCGAGTAGTTCCCTACGCCGGACCACGACAAGTTCACGCACGAGTACGACTCGTTCACGAACACCGAGAAGTTGAACGGCTGCGAGTACGCGAGACTCGTGATGTTGAGGAACGGCTTCGTGCTGCTCTGTCCTCGCGGCGGCACTTGCTTGCTCGAAGGAGTCTGCGGAACGAACTCGAAGCTACGCACGTTCTGCGGCAACGAGTAGTTCCAGCGAGAGTGGTGCGCAATGATGCTCACGTTCCTCGTGCTCGTGTACGCATCGTTGTGTGCCGTCACGTTGATCGTGCTGTTCCCACCGACGTAGTCGAGCTTGATGTCGTTCACCTGGATGATGCCTGCCTGTGCGCTGTAGAACGTCAATGGCACGTCGACGAAGCCAGTCGTGTTGTTCGACGACACGTACGCTTCGAGGCCAGGCACGCTCACGTTCACAGGGTTCACGTCGTACGTGAAGTTCACCGACACGTTGAAGATCGACAGTCTTCCTCCTTGTGAGTACACATAAATCGGAACAAGACAATACCCTTGACTGTCCGCAGTGCACGCATCGAGGAACGTGTTAATCTTCCCGCTCGCGTTGCTGCTCACCGCCGACGTGTTGAAGTACCCCGAGTAGTTCCAGTCGCGAGAACCGTTGATGAAGCCCGCCTCCATGAACGGACTCGTCGGAGCGAGCGACCAGAACATCCCCTCCTCATACAGGAGACCGATGCTGCCAATGCTAGGCAACCCAAGACCCGCCTTACGGTAGCACCACCCTGCAGGGATCGGATCATCAGTCGACGGATACGAGTAGAAGGCATACGTCAAGTAGTTACCATCGATCGCGAAGACGTTGTACTCGTACCCGAGATAGTTTTGGTACGGCGGATCATACAAGCACGCATCATAGCCAGGTCCGTACGGGTTCGTAGCGGACGGGTTCGCAACAGTGGTGTTCGTCAAGTTCTGCCAAGCAGAACCGTCGTAACACTGGAGCATCGCCTGCCTAGTGAGCGCGGTGTAGCCCTGATATGCAGTGACGGTTCGCACTGCGAAACGGAACTGCAGGACGTTCGCGTCCGCCCCCCAGCACGAAACGGACAGGTTCGTCATATTCGTCGCGGTGGTGGTGGCCCCTGTTCCGTACTTGACTTGCCACAAGCTATTATTGCTCGTTCCGGACACCTTCGAGTAGTTGATGTATAGGTAGGACTCATTCGTCGTCGTGTTGAACGTCGGAGCAGCGTACGTGCTGTTCGCGTTCTCCTGGTACGTGAAGTCGTCAGTCCCGCGGAAGCTGAACGTCGCCGACGTGACGTCCGCCTGCTTCGGCAAGTACAAGTACCCTGCGACCTGCGTGCTCGCCGTTGTGAACGTCACGTTCTTCTCCGTGCTCGCGTCGCTGAACGCTGTGACGCTGCCGCGCGTCGAGTTGAGGAGGAGGCCGATCGTGTTCGAGGCGTTGCGGCCAGCGTACAGGACGACGCCGTTCGGGTATAGTCCGCCGTTCGAGAAGCCCGTCACGTTGAGGAGCAGGCCGCGCAGCTCATCGAGGACGTGCAAGCGCACGTACACCGTCTGGTTCCCAGCGCCAGCGAACGTGAGGTTCTTCGCGACGGTGCTGTCGTTGAGCTTCGTCTTGCGGAAGTACGTCGGCGTGATGTTCACCGTCACACTGCCACTACCGCACGCATAGTTCGTTCCGTACGACGGGTGGTCGATGTCGATGCAGACGCTCGCACCGGCAGAGTTGTTCGCCATCACCGACGTCACCGTTCCAAGCTCAACGATCTGTGTTGTTGATATATTCATAGTGACATTAGATGCTGAACCAAGCGTAGTGAAGTTGTACGGTCCCGTCGTGTTGCAGTTCTTCGCTCCGAACGTGCTGTTGTCGCAACTCGTGACGTTGTAGTAGTACGTCGTGTTCGCCGCGAGACCGGACAACGTGATCTGGCGCCAGAGCGCGAGCGAAGACGATCCGGATAAGTTCTTCAAGACAGTGCTGCTCGTGTTGTAAGCAACCGTCGCGTTCGCCAGCTCATCAGTATTCCACGCGATGACAACGCTGCTCGACGTGATGCTGCGGTTCGTGACGTTCGTGATGATCGGCGCAGTAGCATCTCGGATGCTGATATTCTGCGTCGTACCCTCACGAGCGACCGTGGAGTTCACCGTGCTCACCGCGTACGCGAAGAAGTTCCATGACGTCCCCGCCGTGCCTGTCGCATTCACGTACCACGTCACGTTACAAGACGTGTTCCCAACCATGTTGTAGAGGCAGGACACGTTCGCACCAGTCTGCGGGTTGCTCCTGTTTGTGTAGAACGGCGTGGCGCCAACCACAGTCGAAACAAGCCCCTTCGCGCCGACTTCCGTCTGACACGTCGCGCTGCAACCGTCACCAGACAGCGTATTTCCGTCATCACATTGTTCTCCGCTCTCGATGTTACCATTCCCACACACTGCCGTCGCGTTACTACTTCCGTTGCCGAGCGACAAATTGAACGTACTGTCTGCGTAGCCGATGCCGTAGCCGTGCGCAGTCACGATGAACTCTCCCCAGTAGATACCAAAGCACGGAGTACCTCCTGCCTGACCGGTATTGTCGTTGTACCACAGATTGCTCGTACTCCACTTAGCATTACCTGTAGCAACCATTCTCGTGAGCCAGTTCGACGTCTCGCTCGAGAAGTCACCGTACGCACAGAGACCGTTCTGCTTGTAGCCGAGACCGACGCTGCTGAGCGCTCCACCTGCGGTGCTCCACTGCACCGGGCAGGAAGTCGATTGGTGAGCGCTCGCGTTCACGTAATCTCCGCAGTACTCTGCGACGTGCGGGTTGATCGTGATGCCGTTCTGAGCAGCGAAACCGTACGCGGTGCAGAGCTTCGGCCACCGGATACTGTCTGCGTCCTCGTTACCACCGACGCACGCCTGCTGGCAGATGTACTGCGGCAGATCAGAACTCGTCCCCGTGGTGATGTTCGACCACTTCCCCTGGCGACCATCAGGCTGGCGCGGAGCGTTGCTGCTCGTCGTCCAGTCAGCGGCTGACAGGAACGCTTCGATGCTGTCGTTCGCGTACGCGAAGTAGACGCTCTGGTTCGTCGCGTTCGGGTTGTTCATGCCGCACGCAGTCATGGCGAGGGCGAAGTCTCCCCAGTAACCAGGGAAGGCGTAGCTGTCGTACCCTCGCGCAGGACCGCCGTTCTTCGTGATGCTCGCAGCCACCGCAGGCCAGCGATTGATAATGGTCGTACCATCTACACGACTCTTGCCTTGCGCAGTGACGAAGGAGTAATCCTTGAAGTCGCTGCACATCTTCTGGACGTGATTGTACGCGATCGTCTTCGTCGCCGTGTCAGTGTAGACGGGGTTGTTGTAGATGTTGAAGAGCGCGATGATGTTCCTCGCATCAGCATCCGGAGCAGTGTCTTGCGTCGGGGTAAGCGTACAGACCTGCGGCGTGCCACTGCACGTCACGCGCCAACGCCACTTCGTATTATAGCCCCAGTTGCAGCCAGCAGCTCCGCAGACTGCATGCGTCGTGTTCGTCGCGTTCATCACGCGAATCATGTCGACGATCGGGCGGAAGTAGAGGTTCGCTACCGATGCGTTCCTCGTCATGCTCAGCGCGAGGTACGCCTGGCTCGCCTCGTCAGTCACCTGGCAATAATCGGAGAACGTCCCTGCTGCACCGCACGACGTCTTCAAGTTCCCTGCGTGACAGTAGTCGCCCCAGTACGGGCTCGTGCCGAACCACGGAACAGTCGCGACAGTGACGCCACCCGTCAAGTTCACGAGCTTGACTTGCCCGTAGCGCAGGAAGCCATTGATGTAGTCCTCGTAGTTCGCCGCGAGCGTCTTCCCTCCGAACCCGGTGGTTGACGGTGTGATGCCTGGAACCGGGTCGAGGTACGCTGTGACGTTGCCGCACGTCGTCGAACTGTTGCCGACACACTTCACCGTTGTCGTGTAGTTGAACATCGACAACCGCGACGCATTGAGCGCACCAGGATAGACATTCGTGAGGTTCAATGATCCGTACGCCGTCGGCGTACTCGCGTCTCCGACGCGGTAGTAGCAGAAGTTCTCGATCTTGTTGTACGCGCTCTCGTTCTGTCCCTCGAGGTACGTCACGTAATCACCGTTCTCGGTGACGACGTACGGCCCCCAGGAGACGATCGTCGCGTTGCCATTGTACGAGACGCTGCCGTTCGCTGTCAGCGCATTGAGGTTGACTTCTGCAGTGATAGTGATCTCCGTATCGTACGGGATGCCATTCATCACAGTGTTGTAGCCACTTCCCGCACTATAGAACTTGAGCACGTACGTCGCCGCTCCCGCCCCGGTCGCGTTGTTGTCTTCGAGGTAGAAGTGCGCATCATCTGTGTTGTACTGCTTCGTGTTCAAGTAGAACTTCGCGTTGTGCGTACGCTTCGGCTTGAGGATAACATCGAACTGGTATCTGTCGAGCTGCGACAGGCTCAAGTTAGGGCTGTTGATGAGGCTCGCACTCGGCGTCTCGTGGCCGATCCAGCCAGCAACGAGATCGCTCGCCGTGTACCCAGTCCATCCGCCGTCACTGCCGGAGAACGTGTAGCACTGGATGAGCGTCAGCGTTCCACCACCTGCGGACGTCGTGAAGTTGTACGGGCCGGTTGTGTTGCAGTTCGCGCTCGCGTCACAGCTCGTGACGTTGTAGTAGTACGTCGTGTTCTGCGATAGCCCTGTCGCTGCGCGACTGTGGCTCGTCCCGAGCGTGTTCGTACCATTGCTGCCGCCAGACAAGGCAGTCGTCGTGCCCCACTTGATGCTCTCGTTCGCGCTCTCGTCCGTCGTCCAGGTGATGATAGCACTCTGGTTCGTGATCGACGTCGCCGACACCGCAGAGATGACTGGCTTCGTCGTATCTCCCGCGGGCGCCTCGCTCGACAGGATGTAGATGCTGATGTTCGAGACCATGAAGTAGCTCGCGACAGGAGTGTAGTTCTCCCCAGTCTCGATCCGTATATGTGAGTAGTTCGCCTCGGGTGTGGCAGTCTTGTTGAGCCAGTTGCATGAGTCGATGCTGAAATTGTAGCGCGACAATGAGCTATTGCGGGAGAAGTTCAAGTAGTGTGTGCCGTTAGCGACTCCTGTGCACTGGTGGTTGTAGCCAGGCTCGTTCTGGAACGTCATTCCTGCATCAGTGACGATGTGCATATTGTCTGCAGAACCTGGTCGTGTGTTCGTGAGCCACTTCCAGTAACGAGAAGCGTTGTGATACGACTTCATCGACACGAGGTAGTATGAGTAGTTCGACAAGTTAATCGGAATCTCCCAGTACTGATATGTACTCGTCGCGTTGATCCACCCATCGCCGCTAATGTTCACCTGCGCACCAGAGCCGAGGCCAGTCATCCCACAAGTGCTTCCGTTATCGAAGTTGCACTCCCACAATCGGTACGTCGCAGGATCGGGGTCGACCATGCGGATGTTCAAGCGCTCGTAGTCGCGCGGGACCCACCACTTCGCGGTGAGCGTCCCGCTCTTCGTGACCTTCGTCGACGACACTTGGTTGTCGAGGAAGAACTTGACGCGACCGAACTGCAACACGCGCTCGCGGACGTACGTGGTGGTGGGGACTCCTTTGAGATCGGTGGCGCGATAGCGATACTGCAGCCCGGTCGCGTTGAATAGCTCGATGGTGTGAGAGAGCGGGAAGAGTTGGATGTCGTTCACGTCGCCCTGGAAGAAGTAGTGATCGCGCAGTACGACGCCACCTGTGTAGTGGTACTCGCGGATGATATTGAGGCTGTGATCTGTGTCGTGCGTGCTGATGCGCACGAACTCCGGTGTGAGCTTGCGGGAACCATTGTAGAGCTCGCTGTACTCGCGAGCAAGGAGCTTGAAATCACCGCTCTCATTGTAGAAGAGTTGCATCCTCGTCGGCTCTACGCTCACGCGGACCTCGCTGCCGAACTGCAGCAGGATGATTCCTGCGATGAGAGTTGCCATGATTCCTGCCCCGATGCTAATGGTCCGCGTTGCGCTCATTGTGCTGTCCCCCTCTCGAAGTCGAACTCGATACTCCACTCGTCCTGCTCCTCAGTGCCTTTGCGTCGTAGCTTGAGGTCAGTCATCACGCCCTCGAACGTCTTCGCTGTCGTCGACCCGTCGAAATAATCCCACTTCAAGACGAGCGGGTAGTTCACGTTGTTGCCTGCAAGGAACCAGGAACGGATCGTTGCAACATCCGCGCTATTGACGTGTCCAGAGACATTGATGTTCTGCTTGACACGCAGGAGATTGATGATGCGTGGCGTGTACGCGCCATCCTCTTGCTTCCCTGTACTCTTCGGGCGGGTGAAAGAGAAGATCGGGTTCGTGTAACGCTCGACGACGTCAGCAGCGTGAATCTCGATGGCTGTACCGCCGCGATTGAGTGTCGGGTTCGTGACGCTGTACGGTGTATCAGCCATATCCTAAACCTCCAGATGAACGCTGCAGCCCGAGGAGGGCGTCGTCCTGTGCACGGCGGAGACTATCCTTGAACGAGTTCGGGTCGTTGCTGTTGATGATGTACGTGCTGTTCACGTTGATCGACCCGTCACCACGCATCCCCGCGATCTGGTTGATGATGTCGGCATTTGACATCCCTGCTGACTGCATCCCCGCAACCACGCTAGCACCTTGTGTCGTCGGAGAATAAGGAGAATCACTTGCTGCGGAAGATACGGCTGGCGAGTTAGCAGCAAGGAAACTCCCATTCATCATTTTCTCAAGATACTCGGGAGCAGTCATCCCGTTACCGAAGATCGCTCCTTGCTTCATCGCACTCGAAAGGGACGCCCAACTCGCAGTCGCACTGTTCAGCTTATCAGCGATACCTCCTGCACCAGGAATGACTGATGCGAGCTTCGCAATCCAACTTACGAGGCCGGCCATCTTATCTCCGACCCACGCAATCATGTTGCCGAAGATGACGATCCCGACGTGCGCAAGGAGTCCAAACACGCGAACGATGCCACGGATAACGCTCTTCGTGAACTCCCCCCAACCACCCATCTCGTCTTTCATCTTGAGAATCCACCCTACAACAACAGCGAATCCTGCGATGAGTGCAGCACCACCAATGACTGCGAGCGCAGTTCCTACCCCTACAGCCGCCGTACCGAGCGCCCACATAGCTAACTTCACGCCAACGAGCGCAGCGACGACTGATGTAGCGGCAGCAGTGATGAGCACGAAGTACCCGATGAATTTCTTCACCGGCTCCGGCAGGCCCATGATGACACCCATGAGCGCATCGAACGCACCATACATGTCGTCGATGACAGGGATAAAGAGGTCGGTGAGCATGATCTGCCAGTAATCGAAGATACCGTACGCATCCATCGCAGGCTGCAAGAGCCCCCACATGCCTTGTGAGATGCGACCCAGCGCGAAGTAGAGCCCGAACAGCTTCATGTTGCTGTTGCCGATCGTCTTGTTGAACGCCTTGAAACCGCGCTCAACCATCGTGAGCTTGCGTCCAGCATCCTCGCTACGCTTCGAGACGCGACCGATCCGGTCGTGGAACTTATTGAGGCGGTCCTGCACCTGATTCAATCGCTGGCCGAACGCCTCGATCGACTTCGACGAGTTCGCATCGACGATGCTATACGTGACCACTACGTCGTGTCGTTCAAAGGACATCTGTCATCACCGTTTGCTTGTTTTCTCTTTCTCCTTCGTCTTCTTGAGTATCTGGATCAACTGGAGGATCTGCTCCGTCGCGAGCGGCTTGCGCCGGATACGGTATGCGAGCTTGCCTGTGCGGTCGTACACCTCATAGTCGACCCCGGTGAGGGAGTCGGCGACGCCGAACTCCTTCATCAATGAGCCGATGTAAGGGTCAAGGGTCTTGTCGCTCAGCTTGTTCTTGAGCGCCAGGACCTCTGTGATTCCTCCGTCACTCTTCATTCTTCATCGCGCGAGCCTTCATCAGCTCGAGCCCCTGCTGGCGACGCTTGTCCGTCACGTTGAGGCGGTCCTCGAACGCATCAGTGAAGTCATCGATGAACTCCAAGCTGAACTTCGTCTCGACGAACTGCTTCGCCTCGTCTTCCGGCAGGCGCATCATGTACGCGAGCAACTCCTTGAGGGACTGCAGTTTTTCAGCAGCAGTCTTGCCTTTGAGTTGTGCCCGGTCAGCGTCTTCATCGCTCAGCGGGTACAGTTTGATGGTGATCCGTTCGTCTTCCGGCAAGCTCTTGCCGATGACGTACTCTTTCGGTTTCCCTTGCAATTTCGACCAATCCATAGCTCTTCACCGTTCCAGTGCCTTCACCGTGCCGTCCGCCATCCGAACGACCTTCCGTTTGGGCTTCTCTTCTGCCTTCTGCCGCTCGAGCGCCTCGATGCGCAGCGAAAGCTCTTCGATCCTTGCGTTGAGCCTCACCGTGTCTAGGTGGGCCTCCCACAGCCATTTGAGCGCCATGCCACGGTCAGAGCAGAACTCCGCGTCCGCCCACTCGGCGAACTCCTTGAATATCCGCTCCGGGATACGGCTGATATGCATCCCGCGGCCGTTGCGCTCCCGCATCTCGCGGAGCTGCTGTACTGCGTCCTTTTGTTCCGTCTGTTCCATGCTGTTCACCATTGAAAAGGAAGAAAAAGAGAAGGCTCAACTGAACTTGTTCGAGGTCGTGTACGCCGCGACAGCCGCGAGCTGCGAAGTACCGTCCGTCGACATGAAGGAGAGGTTCGCTGCGCCTGCCTTGTCGTACGCACTCGTCTTGTACTTGACGTCGAACACAAGCACTCCGTCGGAGAAGCTCGGGCGGACGCTCACGAAGTAGCCATCTGCGAAGCCCAAGCGAAGCGCCGGGTAGTTCGCTGCGGTCGTCTGGTGCGCGTTCACGCACGCCGGGTCGTTCGTCCAGAGGAAGAGGACACGGTACTTCGTGCGGCTCCTGCTGTTGACCATCGCGATCGGTTGCGTCGTGTCTGCGTTCGGGTGCAGGAGGTCGAAGAACCCCTTGCCCGTCGTTCCGGTGTCCGTGGAGACTGCGAGCGGGTACGCCTTGAAGCTCACCGTCGTATCGCCTTCGGGCGTCCACTTCTTGAGGCGGCCACCGTTCACGAGCGGCTGGCTCTCGAAGTCCTTCTCGCCGATCTCGAAGTCGAGCGTCTCCAGGCTCACGAGCCCGTGGAAGAGAACGTCGGAAGCTCCGATTGCTGAAATTGAGATGAAGCACGTCTCCATCCACGCGTCTTCTGTTGCTACGGCGGCCATAATTATTCACTTGCTCCAATGCCTATAGTTCTGAGTTGGTTGCGCAGTAGGGCGGCATTCTTCCCCCGCGATCTGTTCACGCCGTTCTGAATGAATGGATGAGGAGAAACGTGCAAGGAGAACTTTTTACGAGACCCCTGCTCGACCGAGTTCCCGAGCGCCCGCAAGTTATTGTTGCGGGCCTGCGTCGCCCAGCGGACGAGCTCCGGCCTGGTGGCGTCTACACGGACCCAGTGCGGGCGCATTCCGTCAAGCATGATGCCGTGCTCCACGACCTCGACATCGAGGTTCTGGCTGCGCTGGACGGCACGGATACCGTCACCGTACAACTCGCCGTTGTAGGATTCGACGTTCGCAGCCGTGAGGGACGCCTTGAGGTCTCCGACAGCTCCGTCACCCATGCTGCGCTGCGCCTGGCGGACGACCTTCGGCAGCTCAGTGTTGATCTGCTTGATCCGGGTGATCGTCTCCTTGAGGCCGATGACGCGGACCGCAGTCAAGTGCTCACCTGCATCCGGCTCTTGAAGTTCAAGAAGAACGTGCGGCGGTACGTCAAGGTGTTGTGGATGGGCTCCACGACGACGTCGGACGTGTCCGGCCGGGAGAACGCGAGGTTATTGTTCGCGAGCGTCTTGCGGTTCGATACTTTGTTGAACGTCTCTACAAGGTCGTCGCTGATAGCGTCGAGTTGCGTGAGCCCCTGGCCGTCGCTCGCCCCAAAACCACGATCGCACGTCACGACCTCGACGCGACAGGTGAACGATACCTCGCCACCCTTCATGTCGACCGTGACGCCCTTGAACGCGCTCGAGACCCCGTGCACGATGATGTACGGGAACCCAGCAAATCCAGCGCTCTTGACGTCCGGATCACGGCTGTACACGAACTTGCGTGTCGTCTGCCCGGACGGGTCGGAGATGTTCGAGCGGTTGTTTACGAGCTCATAGACATTCTGCCACGCGGCGGAGAAGATGGTACTCGAAGTAACTCTGTTAGCCATCGCTGTTGCCCTCGGGCAGTCGACGATCGTCCTCGGACGTCTCGTCGGTAGGTATTGCGTTGTACGCTGGGGAATCGAGTATTTAAACTTACGTGTTCCCCATCGGTAGCTGGCGGTAGCGAGCAAGGATACGCTCGACCTCGCTCTTCCCGTAATCGAACATGCCAGGATTGAACTCGTTGCGGCCAGCAATGATGCTGCGGCCGACAGTATCAGTCATCAGGCTCTTCTTCGCGAAGAGGATCGCCAAACGCTCGATGTCGCGCGGGATAGTGCCGTACCCGTAATAGTATGTGATCCGGAACCGACTCGCGACGTTCTGGTCACGGTGCAGGTTGCTCGCGATGTAGTCCGGAGCAATCATGCTGTTCTCGTAGACCTGGACCGCGCCAGTCGTCTCCCTGGCGAACATCTCATCGTTCCAGGAGAGGACCGTCCATACGGGCGCCTGGCCTTCTGGTGTTGCAGAGACCTCGGCAATCGTCGTGTGGACCTCGGCATTGTCGAGGTGCACGGACGCAGCCGTATCAAACGATCCACGCACGAGCCCTGTTAAGGTGTTCGTCGAGATGCCTGTGTACCGGATGACCTCGCCATCGATAATGATGTAGCCCTGACTCGGGAAACTGCTCGCGTCGTCGAGCACGAGCGTCACCTGTGAGGAGTCGATCGCGCCGTTGAGTGCGCTCACGCAGTCGATGATAGGGCGGTGGCGCGTGAAGTACGTCCGGTCGTGCCAACCCTTGCTCGCCCGCTCCTCGCGCAGCGCATACGGAAGCGACGGGTTCGTCGCGGCAGCGTTGTTGAACGTCGTCCCTACCTCTCCGTCGATCTCCTCCTCGCAGCGCACGAGCACGTCAGCAAGATACTCGCTCGAGAGGTTGTATTGCGTGTCGACGTAGCTGTACGAGGCGTAGAGCTTGTGCGTCGACAACACCACGAGCCCTGCAGCAGTGAATGTCAACTTTCCAGTCGACAGGTCCACGACGTAGTGCGTCGTCTCCGTGAGCAGCGTCGTACAGAGCGCTTCCGTCGCTCCGCCAGTATAGAGCTGCACAGTTCCGTACAAGACGTTCTTGTAGTCCAGGTAGAAGACGCTCGTAGAACTGTCACCAGTGCCAACAAGCTCCTTCACCGGACTGCTGCCGGCAGCCCACTCCGGAACGTCGCGCTTGATTCCGAGCGCTGTCGCGAACTGCACCACACTGGCGTAGCGAGGCTGAGAGACTTCTTGCGCAGTAGCTCCATGTGAGGTGTAGTAGAAAAACGCGATAGGCTCGTCGTCGTACACCTCACCTAGAAACGTCACAGTATTTCCTGCAAGCGTGTAATCTGTGGTTTTGTACAAACCTGATCCACTCTTGTTGACGGCGAGCGTGTCTGTGATGAGTCCGGAGTACGTCAGCGTGAACGTACGGCCAGTGTCTCCGTTCGTTCCGGTGCAGTCTGCGCCATTCTTGAACTCTTGCCGCGGGATTGTTATCATAGTATGATACTCTCACAGACTTTTCACATTATTAATGTGTCGGTGCATTCACTCGCTCGAATCCACAACCACAGGTACTACTACTGCTTTGAACGCCTTCTGTGCTTCGTAATTCTGTCGTACCTCTTGGATGTAACCCTTGACCTTCATATTCACGAACGAATTGTCGCTACGATTGTCGGCCTTCCACGCCTCGTATTCGTTCGGGTACATCGCTGCGAACGCTTCTTGCATCTGCTGTTTCTCAGCGTCAGTGTACTTATAACTCAGCGTGTACGTCCCATCGCCATTGTTCGTCCACTTCGCCTCGGACATGTACGATCCGCCAAGTAGGAGTGCCACAGCAAACAGTACAAGTAATGCGATTGATAATTTATTCATAATGACTCACCTACGGACAAGTTGTGTTACGGAAAAGACTGAAATCAGTAGCGTTGATGCACACATAGTTACCAGTGCCGGGGATATTGGGAAGATAGAGCTTACCACTAGTACCGCTGATATTAATGCTACCGTTGACATCAAGTCTTTGCGTTGCTGTGGATTGCCCGATTCCGATATTAGTATTTGTTCCTGGGAAGAAAACGCCGTTACCTTGCCTGTTGATGTAGAGCGGTTTACTGTTGAATGATTGTATTTCCGCTTTGGAGTTGTCACCGCCGAGTGCGAGTATCTC